TGCGTAATCCGTCCTTTGCATACGACACTCCACCGGGAACTGACCTAAATGATTGGTCAGACAAATACGGTGGAGATCAAAATGAAGCATTCAGGGCTATGGGATATCACCATGATGGATATAACAATGGCTGGCATAAGCCAGATACTTTAGATCGAGGGACATTTAACCTTGATCCAGATGCTTATGGTAAAAAAGCACCAGAAATTTTTGGAGAAGGTGGTAAAAATCCCAACGATCCAGATTACAATAAAACTTATGATTACTCGACACAAATTCCAATTATGAGTAATTGGGGAGAAAGTGGACAGCGTAAAATGGAATTAGAAAAAAACTATGGGGGAAAGATTGAGGATTTAAACAAAGAACTTTATCCTAGTCGTCAAGGGATGTACTAATTTTTTGTTGCCATTCATCGATGCGTTTTTGTGTAGGAACTTCAATACGCAAGGGAGTACCTTCTTTTTCAAAGACCTCGTTCATTTTTTCGTATGTTTCAGGCGTAATCTTCATTACCATCACTAAGTATTTGGTAGTCAAGCAGTGCTTTGCGTAAGCCTAGCTGAACAAGCTTAAGTTTGTCTTGCTCAACTGGATCACCACCAGGCCATTTTTCGATATATTTGTCCATTGCTCTAACGATATATTTTAGAGCATCTCCATCAACTTCAAAATTAAAATATATGTGTTCAGACATTGTCAAGTATTGATTATCGGATCATTTGTCCAATCTGAATTAAATCTGGATTAGCAATATTATTGCGCCTTACAAGTTCAGCTACAGTTGTGCCACGATCAGCAGCAATTGATGACAAGGTATCACCAGCTTGTACTGCATAATTAGTGGCTGGTCCTGGTACAGCAGTGTTATCTACAGTAATGTCTGCCGCTCCTGCCATACGTGGCATTTGAGTTAGATTTCCTCTTAAAGGAGCTGCTGCCGGATCAACGAAATCTAAATCATGATAAACAATACCTCCGTCTTGATGACGTGCTAGCTCACGTTCTGCAAGCTTATACATTCTTCCGCCGTTGTTAATTTCGTCGGTTAGTTGATCAACAGTTTTATTTGTGTCATAAGCATGCGGTTTTAAACCAATAACTTTGCCTTCATCATTTAGCTTAAACCCACTGTAAGATACATCTCCAAAAGTATGTTGCGCTCCATATCCGCCAGCAGTATTTAAATTATAATCTTCATATTTAACCATCGGAGCGCCTCTGGCTTTAGCATTTTCATACGCTTCAATCAATCCACGTTGCATTCTAGGATCAATTGATTTGTCATATCCATCTCCTAAACCTAATGCACCTCTTGCAATTGCGGGAACCGCTTCTTGTGCAGCTAAAATTGTGCCACCAACCTTAGGATCAAGCGCAGCGCCTCCAGGCAGAAAACCTTTTGCGTAATTTTTATCAAACTGTCCATATGCTCTATTAGCTCTATTAAAAAAATCTTGGAACATAGCTATTATTGGACATAATGTTTATATTTTAACGTTAATGAGTTTCTGCCCAGTTAGCACCACTGTCAGCAGCGGCAGTGATGGGTACACGGAACCTGTAGTAGTCACCAGCTTTAGGGGCAGCTGCTACTAGCAGCTCTTTAACGTGATCAACTTCTGTAGGAATAACAGATAGCTGAACTTCGTCGTGAACGTAAGCACAGCGTGTGTAATCCACGTCATAGGTAAGACCAGCAGCATCGAGCAGCTCTTGTCCAATCACTACGAATCGCTTAGATAAAATCGCGCCACAGCTCTGAAGAAGGTAGTTAAGGCTGGCATGTTCTGCAGTACAGAAGATAGGCCGACCATCTAACCCTTTGAGCCGTCCGCTAGATCGAACGCGATCTTTGACTGCATTGATAAGCGGCTCTAGTCCAGGGATAGCGTCAAGAAACTTACGGCGTAGCTCACTACCCAACTGCTTCTTTTGAGCATCCGATAGCTCAGGCTGAAGGCTGTGTCCCAGTTTCTGGTCACCTGCACCATAAATAAACGCATACGTGACGGTCTTGACCTCTTTACGTGTACATCCAACACGGTCAGCATTTTGCTGATGAATATCGCCGTTAATAACGACATCAGCAAATGCCCCTTCGTCGAACCTGTGGAGATAATGCCCTAAGCATCTGAGCTCTAGTCCTTCAAGGTCAGCACCAACCATGATCATCCCTTGATGAGGGATAAACAGTTGACGAGCCCAAGGCGCACTCACGACCTGCCCCAGGTTGGGACCCCGGTGGGCGTTACGCCCAGTTTGTGTAGCCAATGTGCAGGAGTGGTGGATGCAACCATCGCCCTCAATAGAGTTGAACCATGAGTTGGTTCCCTCCGATAGTTGCCCTAACCACTTCTGCAAAGTCAGTAGACGAATGAATTTCTCACATTCGTCGTGTAGCTGTTGGTTACCTTGAACCAGTGCGTTGTCCCTAATCTCAGACAGTGTCGCCTCATCAACCTTGGGCTTGCCGGTGTCGGTAACTTTGGTAAACCGAGCAGATCGGTAGGTCTGGAGAGCAAATGCAATGTGCTGACGTGAGGTGGGATTGAACTCAGTCAGTCTGGTCATAGGAGCACCAGCCACATAGCCTTTCTTCTTATCTGCACGTTTAGGTGTAAAAACTTTGCCAGGCACATACAAATAGATTGATAAGATCTCTGCCTTTAGGTTCTCAAATTCTTCCTGTAGTTCAGCACGTACACGAACTGCAGCATCCATATCGAAACGAAAGCCCGATGCCTCTTGCTGAGACATCAGTTGAGCCAGTTGCATTTCAAGCCGGACGTAGTCATTAATCATTCGAATCCTCCTTCTTTTTACTTAATGCCAAGCCGAGCGTGGCAATAGTTCCAATTGTTCCTAACTTAAATCCCCAGTCAGCTAGTGCTAATGCATTGTCTCTATGAATCTCAGCACGATAGCAAGCGAAACTAGTTCGTCTTTGTGTTTGCTGACAGATCTTATCGTACTTCATTGCTAACCAGTAATCACCAGGATTTTTTCCTTCACCTAAAAAGGAATACCAAGCAAAGCATAGAAAAATTAAACCTGTTGATCCAGCAACGGTTAGCTTGAGAAGTGAGCGATAGATGTTCATGAGTTAGGAGTGTCGTCCGTTTTGTTGAAGCCAAATTCAAGAGATTTTTCTTCAAGCAATCTGTCTGCTCGAAGCTTATGTCCAAGCTTGGCAACATTTTCCATCACCTTAAGTGTGTCTTCTGTTGCTGCACTCTTTGGCATACGCTTATCAATGATTGAGAACAACGGAAAGAAAATCTCCGCTGCTTCTTGCATTTCTTCGACTGAGAGTGGATCTGATTTTTTAGTCATAGTATTTACTGGTAATCGTTCATTCGACGCATCAGCAGCTCAAAGAGCTTGGCTGTGACCTGGGTGTCTTGGATGCAGTAATCAAGCATCTCTGGCGTATATGTTTCCCAGCTGCCCTCGTGCTTGCCAAAGTCGCCCTTGAAACAGCGAAGGCGATAACCCCATGCTTCTAGGCTGTGGCGTCCATACAGGCGCTGTGGCATACCTGTAGGACGACGTTCAAAATCTCTGGCATCAATCTTTGGATAAAACAGACGACTCAATACAAGAGTGTCAACGACCTCACCTACAGGGTTGAAGTCGGGGTACTGCTCTTTAAGCAGAGGTATGTCGTATCCGATGATGTTATGCCCGATCAGAACATCAGCACGCTCAAGTGCTTTGACACCTTGAATAATAGCGCGTTCTGGCTGACAATCAAAGACTTCTGGCTCACTTTCTTTAGCAAGATCACGCATAACAATGCAGTGAATAGTAGAGCCACGTCTGAGTAAGCCTGTGCTTTCTAAGTCAAATAGAAGTTCAGTCTTCATCGTGGATTTCTCCTTTCGTTTTTGGGTCATAGTCATCAGGCTTGTAAGGGTTTGAAGTTTCTTCGAGTTCTTCTTCAAGGTCCCTGTCAGCGTTTTGATTGACAGCGAATCGGGGGTCTTCGTTTTCATATACGGCTTCAATTGAGATGGATAGTTCACGAGCTATTCGTCCAGCTCGTCTAAATTCATGTTTGTAATACGGCTCCCACTGATGTGCCAGTAGGACTATTTTTTTGATACCCATAACATGGCATTGAAAGACAGATGCTGAGAATGGATATCGTGTGGTGTAGACAACTGCTCCAGCTGTTGGTGTGCCTCGTTTTGCGGCAGCCGCAATGGCATAACAAATGCAGTCAATTTCTACTTGGCTGTCTGTCAGGAGACTTCGTCCGTCTCCGATGATTTCACGGTCGCGTACAACGATGCAGCCACCTGGAGCAGTAGGATGAGTAGAAGCAAGGCCAACTTGTTTAGCAAGATTGATGAAGTACTGTTCTTTATTTTTGATATATGTCGGGTCACCTTTAGGACTGGGCATATTCACATTTTGGGGGATATAGTTCTATATTAGATAAAGAGTCAAGCATATGTGAGTCAAATGGATTACGAAAAATTCTGTTATGAGTACGATAAATTCGAGGAATATATGCAAGATTTTAGGAAGGAAAACCCTGAATTGACTGCCGACTCTTCTGATGAGGTTAATAGCCCTAAACACTACACTTCAGGTAAACAAGAAGTGATCGACACGATTGAAGATGCCATTAGCTTGGCAGCAAGTGTGGAACGTGGGTTCTTGCAAGGACAGGTACTTAAGTACATGTTGCGTATGTGGCATAAAGGCAGACCGTTGCAGGATGCTGAAAAAGCACAGTGGTACTTAACTCGGCTAATCAACTCAATGCGCTAATATATTAAAGCGCCTGTTAGGGCGCAATCAGCAGCGCTTGAAGAATAAATACTGGCTTGATTGGTGCAACGTTTCATGATCTTGAATATGAGGCAGAAGCAAGTCATAAATATCCGCCGTATCACGGCTAAAGTGCTTGAAATATACCGAGATACCGTTACTAAGATCTGGGATATGGGGTACGTACCACCCCGTAGGTATTAAACAATCCCACGGTTCAAGATCTAAAGACACCCAACTGTTCAGTTCCTCCAGGCGCTGAGCAGTTTTTATTATGTGGGCTTCGTGTGCTTGCTCAGTAGGCACTGATAGTTTGTTGTTGTAAAGCAGTGCATGCTTCCACATCAACGTTCCATCTTTATGGATAAGCCTGCAAGGATGTACGGAGTTACCTGAAGGTAAGTTATATAGACAGCTAGGTGATATGTGTTTCATCCAACGTCACCCTTGCGATCTTCGAAATATTCAAGATCTTTAGCCCAGCCATCCCCTGCATATTCATTGAAGATAACTCTGCCTACATCACGGAAAGTGTTGTAGAACAAAGTCACCTTATCAATATCGGAAATGACTTCCTCAAGTGGTGGACCGTAAATTAAAACGTTCCACGTAGAAGGGCAGACGGGCTCGAAACCGTTAGCTGTAGCGCGAAGTTGTTTAATGCGCCTGAAAGGAATGCATACAGGATAGTCCCAAAGAATAGGAGTGGCACGAATGATTTCAGATGCGCTAGTAAAAAAGACAAAGCTTTTAATATGATTGTTCCGATATTCATTGATAGTTTTGTTTAACCACAGACGTGTATTACGTACAGCTCCTTTCGGAGATACCCAAACATTCCCATGCCACGTTTCGTGTAATGGGTTGACATCTAATGAAGGCACAGATGTTGCATCCACTAAGACCTGTTGGACTGGGTCTGATGTTGGATCAAAGTCAATGCCGCCCATTACAGATCGAGCACGCTCAATCAACTGAGGGGTCGGATACAAAGGTAGTTTTAACCCTTGTGCTTTAAGCTTATCCGCTAAATTCTTCTGCGAACGTTCGGAAGCTTTCTTGGCTCCCACCTGCTTCCACGCTAAATGTTCTTGTTCCAGCATCACTGATTAATGTAATTAGTACGTTATTGGACCAGTCATTCTCATCAACTTCTTCAAGCAGTTTACGCAGGAACTTAACTACCTCATCATCATCAGCGCTTTCAGCTACAACAATGTCTCGTTCAATATCGGTTCCACTCATAAATGTTGTGGAATCGTTTTGCAAATTAATTACGAGACTCCCAGCACCACGTGCAAGTACACCGTTGCTTGCGATATTAATTAGATCAGTAAGAATCAGTTCAGCAGTAGCAGCCAGAAACTTTTGTTCTTGCTCCTTCTCTTCACCCCACTTGTCGGATCTAATTAGTTGTTGCAGTAAATCTGTACGTCTTGACATAATAGAATGACTCTTGTATTAGGATAAGAAATTTAATAATCACTCGTGGGGTTTTCTTCATCTTCGCCGTTATCTGTAGGACCATGATGTAAACCAGGATCTAACGTAGACTTTTGACTTGGATGATTACCTGCAAGCAGATCGAGCATCACTGCTTCAAACTTGTCACCATATAGTGAACTCGGATCAAGTATCAATGCTTCACGATCAGCTAGATCTTCAGCATTCATAGCTTTCTCCTGCTCTTTAAGTGCTTCTTCCATCACATATTCACCAATACGTTGCTTTAGCGTATGCAGCTCACAAGCGAGTTCGAAACTTTCGAAGTAACTATCGTGATCTACAAATACGCCAATGTGCTGCGGAATCAAGTGAAATGGATTACAGCAGTACTTGTTACCACAAGTTGTTTTGACAGCGGTATAGCCAAGGTCTCCCCAGCTAAACCACATTGCAACTCGTTGTGGATGATGCTGAGTACTACTAGAGAGACCGTGCCGTCTCCAAGAAAACTGAGGTTGCTTAGTACGTTTGTTAATGGACCCCTTCCAATTCCAACACTCGTCAGGGGCTCCTATCTCAACCTGTGACCAAAACTTTAAAGCCTTGACCCGGTTCTTCTTTACAAGTTTGTC